GGGCTTGCAGCTTCAAAGTAGATTTTGCCACGACCATTGGTGGCAGACGGGATCGCGGCATTGAGCGTGATTATGGCTTGATGGCCGAAGTGCCAATTGATGAATTTCATATGGTGAGGGAATTAAATGAAACGATCTGAAGCACTGGAAAAGGTGCAGCAAATACTAAATGAACGCGGTGCGTCTTATGGCGATCTGCGTAAAAACTGGACGCAAACAAGCCAGATGATGAGTATGGTGGTCGGCAAAGATGTTACGCCGGAACAGTTTGGCGCGATGATGATTGCGATGAAGCTGTCAAGGTTGGCTAATAGTGAATGCAGCCACGCCGACAGCCTTTTGGACATTATCGGTTATGCGGCTTTAACTTTGGAGATTTTGCACGATGAGCATTAAAGCATTGGATTGGGCGATGGATGCGCCTGTTCAAGACCCGCTGGCAAAGCTGGTTTTGATCGTAGTTGCGAACCACCACAATGACGCAAGGGGCGTTGCTTGGCCGTCTGTTGGGCATATTTGCCACGTTACCGGTGCAGCGGAACGAACCGTTCGGGCGAAGTTAAAGAAGCTGGAACAAGCTGGCTTTTTGATCCGAAATTATCGGTCTGGAAGGTCAACAGAATACACCCCTGCATATCTCGCACCCCTGCACCAGATGCAGGACACCCCTGCACCAGATGCACCCATAACCATTAAAGAACCGTTAAAAAGAAATAAGGGGAAAACGAAAGTTGTTGATTGGGAACCTAATGAAGCTGATCGCCAGTTTGCTCAAAGCAAGGGATTGGATGCAGCCGAAGTGCTAGAGGCAATCCGGCTATGGGATAAGCAGAACGGCAACAAAGCCGCATATGTCGATCTGACGGCGTTCTGGCAGAACTGGTGCATAAGAGATGCTAAAAAGAAGCCAAAGCGCGTCACAGGCCATTCTAAGCCGTTTAATGGGCAATCAAGCGAATGGACACCGCCGCAGCGCAAGATGGTCACGCTGGATCAGTGGAAAGGGCTGACCGATGGAATGCGAACCTATTACAAGCAAAACCGGCCAGATGTGATCGCTGAATTAAAGAAAGTTGGTGCGGATGTGTAAAAAGATGTGAATGGGTGTTGACAATGGTGTAAAAGTGATTATTTTAAAATGCATAAGCAACGCAAACGGGAGTAGCGACAATGACTTATCAAAACAGACTGATCAACCGGATTATTGAACGCGCTAATGATATTGGCGCAACAGTTGAGATTGAATATTCAGATTACGGCAGTGCATCTGTTGAAGTAAATTATAATGGCAGTTCTTGCAGCGCAAATTTGTTCGTCATTGTAGGCAAGCGCGGCGGCGTTCGATACGGTCAATATAGTGACTTGCTGGATACGTTTCAGACGTTCGATAAGAACGCAAAAAACAAATGGTGGAATGTTTGGTATTTTTTCAAAGCTGTTGAGCGTCAAAAGAAACTATGCATTACTTCAGAAAACAAAAAGGCGGCGGCATAATGCCCCGCCTGTTCGTGATAGCAGTATTGGTGGCCGGTTGTAGTTATACGCCGGTCGCTGATCTGCGGGTCAGTGGTGATAAAGCGCAGCTTTACCAGCGTGACCTTGTTGAGTGCCGCCAGCTTGTTAAGCAAGCGCAGTCGTTGTGGCAGTTTGGTGGTCACGTTGAAATGCTAAACAAATGCTTGCGTGGTCGTGGGCATAACGTAATAGGGGCTTGATATGGTTAGGGATACGATTGGAATGCTGTTTGTGACCGCACTGGTCATTACGTTTGGTACTAACTTCATCACCAGCGATTACAATATCTGGGCGTTGATGGTGCGGTTTGGTGGATAATATTGAATGCCCAGAATGTCTGGGTGATGGCTGGCTTGTTTATTGGGTGGGCAAGCGCGGAGCCAATGACCCTTGTGGCAGCGAAGTGCAAGATGATTGCGATGTATGCCACGGGTCGGGAGTAGTAGAAAACCCAAATCCACAATAGTCATAATGGGAGTTTGACAAATGGAAAAGAAATATTCGCTTAAACTAGAATGTTCAATAAATGGCTTTGCTGAATTGATTGCATCCGGTTTGCCGGATGGATGCACAATCACAAAGCTGGATGTAATGGATGCCCCGTTAAGAGTTGCGGCGCACAAGATTGACTTCAAGCAACCTGCAAGACCGATGTTAGTTGAACCGGAGCCAGTCATAAAAAAGAAAACTTCCGTCAAGAAAATTGCAAGTCGGGATGTTTACGAAATTTTGAAAGCGGGATTTACGCTTTGCAAATTCACCGCAAGAGATGTTTACCAACAAGCATTGCGTGAAGGCTTTGATTGCACAAGCGGCGCAATATCTGGGCATTTGAGTAGAATGCGATCTGTTGCGTTGATTGACCAAGCCGGTGGCAATTGCACTGTTGGTTACGTTTATGTGATGAACGAACTGAAAAACAAAAAAGATTTTACCAAAGCAATTTCCGGTTACAACAACAAAGCCAAAGCTAAAGAGCAACAAAAGTCAGCGCAAAAGAATGGCTGGTGGAAATTGAATGACCTTCAACGGCAGTACAACGCCAGCTAAACAGCAAACAAATGTGGAAGCAAAGGGCGGCATTGACCGCCTTTTGTTTTGCGGATAATGTCACGCAATGGATTATGTGCTATTCTTTGAAGAAGAGGTTGATTGCGGCATATGCGGTGAAAGCACATATGCAACGGTCGAGGCAAACAGTGGCACGATCAACTGCACTGAATGCGATGGCATTATCTTTGACGCACGCGATTGCCACGGGACGGTCGTCATATTGGAATTAGATAGCGAGACACAGCACTAATGAGGATCAACGTCAAAAGCAATATCAGCACGTTTGCAAAGGCAATGGATGCGTTCGGCAAGAACCAGATACCATTTGCAACGGCTAACGCATTGAACAGCACAGCGTTCGATGTACGCAAGCAGATCGTTGACGATACCTATCCTAAAAGCTTTACAGTTCGTAATAAGCGGTTTGCAAGCACGATGTTCCGCGTTGAGAAAGCCAACAAGCGTAACCTGACGGCGCGTGTATTTGACCGGCTAGGTCGTGACTATATGACAACGCAAGCCGAAGGCGGTATGAAGCGACCACGCGGGAGCAACATTGCTATCCCATCAAGGCAAATAAAGCGCACAGCATCGGGCAAAGTACCGAAGGGAAAGCAACCGCGTAACGTGCTGGGCGGCAAGGGATACCGGACAACGCTGCGGAGTGGGCAAGAAGTTATCGCAGAACAGACAGGACGTGGGGCAGCGCGTAGGCAGCGAGTGCTGTACCTATTGGAAAAGATTGCACGCATACCAAAGCGGTTTCCGTTTTACGAAGATGCAAACAAGACGGCAGGGCGTATGTTCGACAGAAATTTCAAGAAAAGTTTCGCGTTTGCCAAGCGTACAGCGCAGCGCAAAGCAAAAGGTACTTTGGGAACGTAACTATCGGGGGTAACGCAACACCCCGAACAAACGCTAGCGTCAGAATTTTGACAATAATTGAGGGAGCGTCAATAAAATGACAGTAAAAGAGGCCAAAAGGCCAGTGGGTCGGCCAAAGATTGAGGATGCAGATTATAACGCGGCACGCGCTAGAAAAATGGAAGCTGACGCGCAAATGGCTGAACTTGAGTTGTTACAAGCCAAACGCAAATTGGTGGCATCTGACGATGTTGCCGGTGCTTGGGTCGAAGTGCTGGCGGCTATGAAGGCGAAGCTGTTGGCGTTGCCGTCTATATGTGCGCCGATCTGCGCCACTGAAACTGACTTGCCGACCATTCAAAGCATATTGGAAAACCAGATAAGGGAAGCGTTAGATGAATTATCATCTTACCAACCACACGAACACGCTGGACGCACAGTCGTCACTGACAGCGGTGATAGCGGAAGCGATGCAAACGCTGAAGCCGCCGCCAAGGTTAAGCGTGGGGCAGTGGGCAGACCGCGAAAGGCGACTAAGCTCGGAAGCTAGTGCAGCCGCCGGTCGTTGGATCACATCAAGAGCAGAATATCAGCGCGGCATTATGGATGCTATCAGCGATCCCAAGCTGCGTGACATTGTGGTTATGGCTGGCGCACAAGTTGGCAAGACCGAAATGCTGTTAAACGTCATTGGCTTTCATATTCATCACGATGCTGCGCCGATCCTGCTTGTGCAGCCAACGCTGGAAATGGCACAAGCGTTTTCTAAAGACCGGCTTGCGCCAATGTTGCGCGATACACCGGCTTTGAAATACAAAGTCAAAGACCCACGCAGCCGCGATGCAAATAACACCACAACGCACAAAGTGTTCACTGGCGGTCATATCAGCCTAGTCGGGTCGAATAGTGCGGCTGGACTGGCATCAAGGCCAATTCGCATAGTTTTATGCGATGAGGTTGATCGCTTTCCGGTTTCGGCTGGTTCTGAGGGATCGCCTATCTTGCTGGCAAGAAAAAGGTCGGCCACGTTCCACAATCGCAAAATGGTAATGGTCAGCACGCCGACCAACAAAGGCGCGTCAATGATCGAAAGCCAATATGCTGAAAGCGATCAGCGTCAATATTACGTTCCTTGCGAAGATTGCGGCACAGTGCAAACGCTAAAGTGGAAACAAGTGCAGTGGGAGAAAGACAAACCCGATACAGCTTGCTATGTCTGCGAAAGCTGCGGGTCGGTCTGGGATGATCCAAAGCGAAACAGGTCTGTTCGTAAAGGCGAATGGGTCGCAACCGCTGATTTCACCGGCATTGCCGGTTTTCACATTAACGGCATTTACAGCCCTTGGACTGTGATGGCTGATGCAGTGCGTGACTTTCTGGTTGCAAAGAAGTCAGCCGACACGCTGCGCGTTTTTGTGAATACATTTTTAGCGGAAACTTTTGAGGACGCTGGTGAGACTGTCGGAAACATCGACTTTGAAAGCCGCGAAGATGATTGGGGCGATGCAGTGCCAGATGACATTGTGGTCGTCACCGCTGGGATTGATGTTCAAGATGACCGGCTTGAACTTGAAATTGTCGGCTGGGGGCGTGATGAAGAAAGTTGGTCACTGGATTACAAAACGCTGTATGGCGACCCATCTACGCCGCATTTGTGGAATGACCTTGATAACATCCTAAAAGCCGGATATGTGACCGATAGCGGCAGACAGCTAGGCATTCGCGCGGCCACGATAGATAGTGGCGGTCACTATACGCAAGCGGTCTATAACTTTGTCCGGCCACGCGAAGGGCGGCGCATATTTGCGATCAAAGGGATGGGCGGCGAACAGCGGCCACTGGTTAGCAGACCGACCAAAAATAACATTGGAAAGATAAAACTATTTGCAATCGGCACGTTTCCGATCAAGGAGTTGATTTTCTCGCGGTTAAAGGTACAATCGGAGGGTGCAGGGTTTTGTCACTTTCCAGCGGGGCGTTCTGACGAGTATTATCAGCAATTAGCAAATTCTGAAAAAATCGTCACAAAATATCAAAAAGGGTTTCCACGCCGCGATTTTGTCAAAACACGCACAAGAAACGAAGCACTTGATTGCAGGGTCTACGCTTATGCGGCACTTTGCATCTTGTCGCTGAATATTAACGCTGTTGCCGATAGGGTAGTTAATGCGCCGGAACCAGAAACACAACCGCAGCCGCAACAGCCTAATCCACTTGCCCGCCGACCACGGCAAGGCGGCTTTGTTAATAGCTGGCGGTAAATAATGGCAAACAGATTTGATATAGACGAAGCCCCTGACGGCAAAACACCCGAAACAATCATTATTGGCGATTATCTGCTTTGGAAGCGCACCGATCTGGTTAGCGATTATCCATTGGCAACGCATTCGATGGAATATGTTGCGCGGATCACTGGCGGCGGTGCAACTGAAATCAAGGTCGCTGCAACCGAAAGCAATGGCACTTATGTGTTTGAAGTTACCAGCGCGACTAGCGCAGCTTACACCGCTGGCTTTTATCATTGGCAGTTAGAAGTCACAGAAACCGCATCTAGCAATCGCGCAGTTTTGGAGCGTGGCACTTTTACTGCCATTGAAGATTTAGACGTTAACGGCGCAGACCCACGCAGTCACGCCGAAATAATGATCACAAAGATTGAAAGCGTTTTGCAAGGCAAGGCTGACGCAGATGTTGCTAGCTATTCGATCAACGGGCGGTCATTGACCAAAATGTCATTTACTGACTTAATTGACGCGCGGAACTTTTACCGGCAAGAATATGCCAAAGAACGGCAAAAAGAACGCGCTGATGCTGGTGAGACAACCGGCGCAACCATCTTGGTGAGGTTTTAACAATGGGCATCTTTGACTTTTTCAAAGCAAAGCCCCAGCCGCGAAAGATGGCAAGGGCATTTCACGGGGCTGACACTGGTCGGCTATTCAGCGATTTCGTATCAAGCAGCCGGTCGGCAGATAGCGAAATCAAACCATCACTGCGCGTTTTGCGGGATCGTTGCCGCGAAATCAGCCGAAACCACCCATATGCAAAACGCTATTTGCAGATAATGTCAACAAATGTGGTCGGCGCAAACGGCGTGCGGATACAAGTTCGCAAGCGCAATGATGACAATTCACTAGACAGCGTGGGCAACCGGATCATCGAACAAGCGTGGCAAGCGTGGGGTCGGGCTGGTTTCTGCACAGTTGATGGTCGCGTGTCTTGGGTGCAAGCGCAACGGTTGTTTATGGAAACGCTTGCGCGTGATGGCGAAGTGCTAATTCAAAAGATTAAAAACCCATCTGGAAACCCATTTGGCTTTTCGTTGAAGTTTTTAGAAGCTGATTATCTTGATGAAGGCTATGACACGCGGTTGAGCAACGGCAACGAAGTGCGGATGGGTGTTGAATTAGACAAGCGCACCGGCAAGCCGTTGAATTATTATCTATTTGAAGATCATCCGCATCACGATCAAGGTTATGGCAGCAAGACAAAGCGGCATCATAAGATCGTGCCAGCCAGTGAAATCATCCATTGCTATTTGCAGGATCGCGCTGGGCAGACCCGTGGCGTGCCGTGGATGAGCAACGTGCTGACCCGCCTAAAGATGCTGGACGGTTACGAAGAAGCCACGCTGGTCAATGCGCGGGTTGCTGCGTCAAAGATGGGTTTCTTCACCAGCCCCGAAGGTGACGGCTTTGTTGGTGACGATTATGACAATCACGCGCCGATAATGTCAGCGGAACCAGCCACGTTTACACAGTTACCGGCTGGAATGTCATTCACAGCCTTTGACCCGCAAAACCCGACTGACAGCTTTGCAGAATTTGAAAAAGGCATATTGCGCGGGATCGCGTCCGGTCTTGGCGTTT